ATGGTGGTGACTTACAACTTCAAAGTCAAAATGATGCTCAATCTAATGCAAGTACAAGATTACTCATTACTCAATCTGGGAATGTTGGTATTGGAACTTCATCGCCATCAACTACTTTAGACATTCGTTCAGCAAGTCCAGTAATATCAACAGTTGATACTGGCGATAGTAATGCTGTTGCACAAATAGATGGTAATGCAGGTTGGTTACAATTAAAAGCCGATAACAATAGTAATGTATCTGGAACAAATATAACATTTAGTGTTGATGGTTCAGAACGTATGCGTATTGACAGTTCTGGTCGAGTTATGGTAGGAACAACTACAGCAAGTGGCGTACTTTCATTAAATAATACAGGACAAACTTCAGAAACACTTTTACAGACAGAAGATACTGGTGGTTCTGGTGCACATTCACATATAACATTAAAAAATACTACTGGTGTAGTAGCTTCACTTCTTACAAATTCAGATAATTTAGAATTTAGAGTTGATGATGCTACTGTTTTTGCAAATATTTCTGGTACAGAACATATGCGTATTGATAATGGTGGTAATGTTGGTATTGGTACAAATTCTGTAAATGGTAAATTTAATGTTGTTCATAGTGCAGTATGTGCAAATTTACAAATGAGTGCATCATCTGGTTCAACTGCTTTAAGATTAGAAAGAACTAATAGTGATGGAGAAGCTATATTTTTTGTTAGAGGTTCAACTGGTGTTGGTAATATTTCTTTAACTTCATCTTCAACAGCTTACAACACATCATCAGACTACAGATTAAAAGAAAATGTATCTTATGACTTTGATGCAACAACAAGATTAAAACAATTAAAACCTGCAAGATTTAATTTTATAGCAGATGCAGACACAACAGTAGATGGTTTCTTAGCACATGAAGTATCTTCTGTAGTACCAGAAGCAATACATGGAACTAAAGATGCAGTAGATGAAGATGGTAATCCACAGTATCAAGGTATCGACCAATCTAAATTAGTACCTTTACTAGTTAAAACAATTCAAGAATTAGAAGCTAGAATAACAACACTAGAAGCTAATAACCCATAACATATAAGGAGAAAATAATATGAGTACAACATACACATGGAGCTTCCCCTCATTTGAGACGGACTCTGAAAACAAAGTGAAGAACATTCACTGGAGATATACAGCAGTAGATGGAGAACATTCTGCATCTATGTATGGATCTTGTGCAGGTTCTGAAGGTATGAATTTTGATGCTATGACTAAAGAAAGTGCAACTGCCTGCGTATTAGAAATGTCTGATACAACGGAAGAAAATATGAAGTCAAATCTTGATGCACAAATCGCTAGTCAAAAAGCACCAGAACTTACATCAAAAACTAAAGACTGGTAGTAATATCAGTCTTTAGAAATTACTTATGAGTTTAGGATTTGACGCAATATCAGCATTACCATTTGCAGCAACAGGATTAGATAATAATGTAAATGTAAATGTATCAGCTAACCAATTAACTATTACAATTGGTAGTGTAGGTATTATTGCAGATTCAGTCGTAGAAAATTTAACTGGAAATCAAGTTACATTAGGTACAGGTACTTTAAGTATTACTGGTACAGCTAATGTTGGTCCTCTTACAGGATCTCAAGTATCATTAGGTTTAGGAACTTTTGTAGTTAGCGCAGGAGCTACTGCAATTACAACTGGAAACGCATTGACGTTAGCAACAGGAAATGTTACAGTAACAGGTACTGCAAATGTACTACCTACAGGTTCAAATTTAACAGTAAATTCAGGAGAGCCTGGAGTAATTACATGGAACGATATAATACCAGGAGCAAACATGGTTTGGACACCAATCAAACCTTACTAAAATTATGGCATCAACATTTTCAACAGATTTATCATTAGAACTAGTTACTACAGGTGAAAAAGCTGGTTTATGGGGAACAATCACTAATACTAATTTACAATTATTACAAACAGCATCTTCAGGTTATGTAGAAGTAACTTTAAGCTCTGGTACAACTACATTAAGTTTGGCCGACGGATCGGCGACCGCGAATGGTAAAAACCTTTACATTAAAGTTACTGGTACTTTATCTGGTAATGCTAGTTTAGCAATGCCTGCATCTACAACAGGTGGAAATGCAAACAGAGTATTTTTTGTAGAAGATGCAACTACTAGAGGTGGTGCCGGTGATAGTTTTACAGTAACATTATTAACTACTGGTCAAAGTGCAAGCACACAAGTGCCTCTTCCAGAAGGTGCAAAAGTTTTAGTTTATTCTAGAGGTAGCGTTCCTGCTACTACACTATCAATGATGGAAAAAGGTTTTACAACAGTAACTGCAGCTAGCAAAACTTCATATACAGCAGTGGCTGGAGATCAAATTGGAGTGGACACAGTTGCTAACCAAGTAACAATAACACTCCCAGCATCACCTGCAACAGGTGATGAAGTAACTATAATGGATGTATCAGCATCAAATGGTTTTGCAACAAACAAATGTATTGTAGGTAGAAACGGATCAAATATTCAAGGTGGTACATCTGATTTAGATTTAACTGCAAACAATCAATGTGTAACTTTAATATTTACTACTGCCACAAAAGGCTGGCAAATAAAAACTAACAGTACATCATAGGAGTAAAGGATGCTTACGAAAATTAAGTTTGCTCCTGGTATAGACAAGCAAGACACTGCTGTTGGGGCCGAAGGCCGTTGGGTTGATTCTGATAATGTAAGATTTAGATATGGCCTTCCAGAAAAAGTAGGAGGATGGCAATCCTTGCTTAATGATTCTATTGTTGGTGTTGCTAGAAAACAACACGCATTTGTAGATAAAGAAGGTAATAGATACGTTGCAATAGGAACAGATAAGTTTTTACTTATATATTTTGAAGGACAACTACATGATGTTACTCCCATAAAAGCTACAATTGGTAGTGTTGGGATGTCAGCATTAGACGCAACACAAGAAGTATCTTTAACATTTTCTTCAGCACACAATTTACAATCAGGTGATATTATTTTATTAGATAATGTAAGTGTTCCTCCTGGTATAGGTTTAACCGATGCAGCGTTTGAGGATAAATTATTTCAAGTAACAAGAGTTACATCATCTTTGATTGCTATCGTAACAGGATCGCAGACCACAACTAATGCTGGTAGTGGTGGAGCATGTGATATAATTCCTTATGAGCCTGTTGGTCCTGCAGCACAGTCTTATGGTTATGGTTGGGGTATTGGTCAATATGGTGGAACTGTACAAGGATCTGTTACAACAGATTTAAACGGTGCATTGCTTGCAGATACTAATGGTACTGGTGGATCGGGGACCGTTATCAATGTTACATCAAACTCTGGTTTTCCAACAACAGGAACTATAGCAGTTGGTAATGAATTAATTACATACACTGGAAAAGGTACAAATACTTTAACTGGTATTACGAGAGGTGCTTTTGGAACTGCAACCTTTGGAACTTCAAATGGCCAAGCTCATTCAAGCGGTGCAACTGTTACTAATGCTACTGAATGGGGAGGATGGGGCGACGCTGTTGATGCTGGAACAATTACATTAGAACCTGGACTTTGGTCATTAAGTAATTTTGGTGATGTATTGGTAGCAACTGTTGCTAACGGTAAAACTTTTACATGGAATTCTGATATTACAGCAAGATTAACAACAAGAGCATCTACAACAACATCAGGATTTTCTACAACAAACAATCCAACAGCAACAAGAGTAACTTTAATTTCACCAACCACACGTCACTTAATTCATTTAGGAACCGAAACTACAATTGGAACTCCATCAACACAAGATGATATGTTTATAAGATTTTCCGAAGACGAAAATATTAATGGATATACGCCTCAAGCAACTAATACTGCTGGTACACAAAGAATACAAGATGGTACAAAAATTATGGGAGCTCTGGTTGCAAAAGAAAATATTTTAATATGGACCGATAATGCATTATACACAATGAAATTTGTAGGTGCGCCTTTTACTTTTGGATTTGAACAAGTTGGTACTAACTGTGGATTGATTGGTAAAAACGCAGCAATTGAAATTGATGGTGTTGCTTATTGGATGGGTAATAATGGTTTCTTCTCTTTTGATGGTACTGTTAATACGTTACCTTGTTCAGTTGAAGATTATATCTATGATGATATTGATACAACAAAAGGACAACAAATTTGTGCGGGCATTAATAATCTATTTACAGAGGTAACTTGGTGGTATCCAACAAGCGGGTCTGATTTTAATAATAGATATGTAGTTTATAATTACGGTCAAAACAATGCGCAATTACCTATGGGTAATTGGTACACTGGTGTAAATACTAATTCTATTAGAACTACTTGGATTGATTCATTAGTATATCCAAGACCATATGCTACTGCATATAACAGTTCTAATGATGGTACTTTTCCTGAAGTTATTGGTCAAGATGGATTAGGTCAAACAGTATTATTTGAACATGAAACGGGGACCGATCAAGTAAATCCAGATGGTAGTGTAACTGCTCTGACTTCTTTTATACAATCATTTAGTTTTTCATTACAAAAAGATCAAAGTGAAATATTTCTTGCAATGCGTAGATTTTTACCAAACTTTAAAGTGTTAACAGGTAATAATCAAATAACATTATCTATAAAAGATTATCCTTCTGATGATGATCAAGAAACTGCATTAAGTCCTTTTATAATTAATTCATCCACTTCAAAAGTTGACACCAGAGCAAGAGGTAGATATGCAAACATAAAAATAGAAAATACTGGAGTGGGTGAGTCTTGGAGATTCGGTACATTTCAAGTAGATCTACAACCAGATGGAAGAAGAGGATAATGACAAAAGTAGTAGTAAGATTGCCAGAACCTAAAAAAGAATATAGTGAAGACAATCAAAGACAAATTAACAAAGCGTTAACTAATATTATTGAACAATTAAATTCAACATATTTAACACAACAAAAAGAGGACCAGGAAAGATTTACCTGGTTAGGATTAGGATAATGGCAAATATTTATAAAAATGATAAAGTAAGTTTAACTAATACAGACGTTACAACTTTGTATACTGTACCAAGTAATTCTCGTGCTATTGTAAAATCTATTTTAGTTGCAGAGGACGCAGGAAGTGCAGCAGTAGTCAAAGCAACATTAACAAATGCAGCAGGAACAGCTTTTGTAATTGATAATAATATAAGTTTAAATGCTAATGAAAAAGAACAAATTTTGACTGAACCTTTAATTATGACAGAAAGTGAAATATTAAAAGTTCAAGCAACTAGTGGTGCAGTAGATGTTATTGCATCAATATTAGAAATAAACAGGGAGGACAGATAATGCCGTTTATAGAAACAGAAGCTTCTGTTAGGTATGAAACAATTAATGGTAAAAGAGTACCAGTAATTACACCTAAATGTGAAGTAACACTAACCAACACAGAAACAGGTCAAGAATATATGTCTGATGCAGAGGCCTTGGCAGATGTACAAAATGCCAATACACCTACAAAAGCAGAACATATACGAAGAGATGTAAATGTGACTGTAGAGGAGATAAAAATAGGCGCTGACTTTAATATCAGCGATTGACGGATGTTTAAAAACCTTGTAAATTGTGATACACTCGCCTTTTTACAAGCTTTGCGAACTTGCTGTCATTATATAATATAAAGAGAAAATATGGGATTTTTAAAAAAAATATTCAAACCAGTATCGAAGGTATTAGATAAAATTATACCTAATGAAATTAAACCAGCATTGCCTTTTGCTGCAGCATTTGCACCTTATTTATTACCAACAGGTATAATGGGAGCGGGTGTGGCATCAAGAGCTTTGATGGGTGGTGGTTTAAATATTTTAGGACAACTATCTCAAGAGGGTAACGAAGGTGATATTAATTTATTATCAGCGGGACTCGGAGCGTTGTCAGGTGCAATGACTGCACCAGGAACTCCTGGAAAAGCAATTGGTTTAGATTCTGGAGGAGCTAATGAGGCATTGGTGAGAGCTAAAGGCACGGGTAGTTTTAGAGATTTAATGGCAAGTGGTATAGAAAAATATGGAGCAGAAAGTGCTGGTGGTCAAATTTTTACTGGTTTAGATAAAGCTTCTAAATTTATGACTGACCCAGGTTTAACAAAATTTACAGCACCAGTAGCCCAAGCAACTGGAGATTTAATGTTTGCACAAGCTAAAAGAGATCAAGATGAATATGATCGAATGATGGAAGAAGAAGCTAAAAATGAATACGCATCAGATGCAGCGAGAGCATTAGCTATTAGACAATCTATGGAAGCTTACGGCTTTACTGAAGATGAAATTTTAGCGGCGATTGAAGCAGCAGGATATAAAAAAGGTGGTAGAGTAGGATTAGAATTTGGTGGTATACCAGCAGCATTAGAAAACATAGAAGATGATGAAATGAAAGATACAGCAAAATTTGTATCAGCTATGGGTGATATGGATATACCTATTATGGATTTAGTAGAAGAATTTGAAATACAATTTAAAAGAAAACCAAATAGTTTAGAAGAATTAAAAGAATTTTACAAAGACAGATATGACTACAAAGGTCCAGGTGATGTGAAGATGAAAGAAGAGATTAAAGAAAAAGTAGTTATGGAAGCTAAAGACGGTGGTAGAATTGGTCTTCAAGAGGGTGGTGTGTTATCACAAATACTTCCAGGGTCTTCACTTTCAACTTTTCAACCATTTATGGGACGACCTGCTTTTCAACCTTTACAACAAGCTCAAGCTGTTTTCCCTAGACTTAATCAATTAGAACAAGGAGTAAACAAAGCTGAAGAAACTTTAGGAAGAATAAGAAGTAGATTAGGACCTGAACAAAAAGGACAACTTGCAGCACTACAGCCTGCAATGGGAGTACAAACACCTCTAAATATGCTTTCAATTTTACAACAAAGAAATGATTTAGCACAAGGTATGAAAGATGGTGGTATGATGGATCTTGGTGGTAAAGAAATGGATTTAAGAGGTGGAGGATTTGTACCGATTGGTAAAAAAGAAAAAGCAGATGATGTGCCTGCAAGATTATCAAAGAATGAATTTGTAATGACTGCCGATGCTGTTAGAGCAGCAGGCGGTGGCAGTGTTAATAAAGGTGCTAAGAGAATGTATAAATTAATGAATAGTTTGGAGGCTAGAGCATAATGTCAACAACGACAACGATAACAAAACCAGCACCTATTATAGAAGGTTCGCTTACCGCCTTTTTAAAATCAATTGATAAATTAGGTAAAGGTGCAGTACCTACAGGTTTTTCTGGTATTGATACATCTAAATATGATCCAAAAGTTGCAGCACAAGATGCTTTACAAAAACAAGCAGCACAAGCAGCGGCAGGGTTAGGAGCACTTACAGGTCCAGATGCATACAAACCTTTTATGTCTCCGTATCAACAAGAGGTTATTGATACAACACTAGCAGAATTTGATAGAAATCAAACTATTCAAGACATAGCAATGAGAGATCAAGCTATTGCGGCCGGTGCTTATGGTGGAGGTCGTGAAGGTGTTATGGCTGCAGAGTCTGCAAGAGGCGCAGCAGCAAATAGAGCACAGCTACAAGCACAATTATTAAATCAAGGATTTCAACAAGCACAACAAGCGGCAGCAGCAGATCTTGCGGCACAACAAGGTTTAGGTGGCTATCAAAGTCAACTAGGTCAACAACAACAAGCTTTTGCACAAGCTCAACTAGATGCAGCACAAATCGCAGCAAAAGAAAAAGAATTCCAACCGTTCACACAATTAGGATTGATCGGTCAACAACT